CTTTCTTTTCTTCTCATAAGTTTTGTTTTGCCATCTGCTTCCGTAGATGTAACAAGAGCATCATCTGGAACTGTTACATCACTTGGAATTTTATCTGTCTGATATGATTTTAATTTACCATCAGCATCAGTCCATTCAGTTTGTGTGTATTCCTCAAATATGTAAGAACCCCACTCATCTCTTACATGTTTACCTTGCCAACCTAATTGTCCACTATCACCAACAACAGCAGGAATTGCAGATACAACTCCTATAATACTAGAAGCATCATCATCACTTGTAGCTTTTCTTATTTTATTATTCTCAAGAACTACTGTGTAACCTCGTCTATCTTCACTATCTGTGTTTCCATCTGCCCATTCAAAGTATTCTGCATAGTCAGCACCGCCGCCATTCCAAGAACCATCTGCGTATGCTTGACCATCTCCACGCAAGCTAAATTCAACATCAGCACCACCATTTGATTTACATTGATGAAAGAAAAAATCACTGGCTTGTCCTTTTGCAGCTTGTACTAACATACCAATATTTGTATAACTTCCACTGTCTAGTGAAAGGTTAATTCCTTGTTCATTAACTAAATTTTGATTAATATGAAGCCGAGCAGAGTTTGGATTGGTATTTCCAATGCCCACCCGGCCGCCGGTTTCGATACGCATACGTTCTGTGTCGCTAGTTAGGAATATAGTATTTCCTGTATAGACATTGCCAAAAGCAACAGTGGCTTCGTAGCCTTTTACATATTGTGTTCCAGAGCCAGAACCACCCATAACAATATAATTGCCACCTTTAGACACACGCACAGCGTTGCCTGTGGTGCTTTCTTCAACGTGTAAAGTTTCGCTTGGCGAACTCGTCCCAATGCCCAAAGACCCGCCAGCACTGAGAGTCATTCTAGCGCCGCCGGCAGTCAAAAACTGAAGTGGTTTAGCACTACCAGATGCACCATTAACATGACCAATACGAGCAACAGTGCCAGTATAGTCCATTATAATTCTTTCGTCACCGGCACCAAAATTAGCAGATGCACCAGAAGAACCTATCGCACCAGCAACATTTAATCTTTCATTACCAGTAGTTGTGTTAAGACTAGTAAATCCATTGGAATCTATAGTAAGACGTTCAGCAGATGAAAAATTATTGGAATAATTTATTGAAAATTTACCTGTTGATTGGACACTTCCGACAGCCCAACTTCTAGTTCCATTATCGTGAAACCAGATATAACCGTCTACATCATCGTTATATAGTTCAATATTTCCCGCTACTCTTAGTTTTTCAAGAGAACTCGTAGAACCAATAGCTACTCTATTGTTTGTACTGTCTAGATAAAGTGTTCCAGAATTGTAGTTTAGGTTATCTGCGAGTTTTGGGCCTGTAACAGCACCATTTTGAATTTCGGCAGTTTCAACTGAACCAGCTGCCAAATCCTCAGCAGCGATAACATCCACTCCGATACTTCTTGATATGATTTTTCTAATTGCCATGCGTTTCTTCCTTTAGGAATTCTTTTCTATTATATATTCATCTTGGTCAGTTACAGGATTATAAGTTTTCGCATCTTCAAAGAAACTTGTAGTCTCATTAAATCCGAAGTTATCATCATCTGGATCGAACTCTGTTGCTGTTGCACTAGATGGATTTGGTGCAACCGTATATCTCTGTTCCCTAGATGGAGCATTGACAGGTGTGTTTGCATATTGATCAACCTGTACAGTACGAATAACATTTGTAGACGTTACTGGGCCGTACAAGTAATACTTTGCAGTAAAACTTAAAGTATAAATGATACTCCTTCTACTTGTAAAGTCGCCCTCATAATCATCCTCATAAGAGATATTATTCAGTACGATAGGAACATCACGAATGATATCTAGTTCTGGAATCTCTCTCAAAGTTACTGTGTATTCTGGTTGAAAGTAAGGAAGGATTTGTTCTACAATTTGCAACGCATCATCTGAGTTCTTTGCAAGAATATACAACTCAAAGTCAACATTATATGGAACAGGCATAAAACCAGATTTTAACTGTGAGTTATCTGCACCATCTAGTACCTTCTTTGCCTTCATAATTTTGTTTTGTTTTCTGGTTGCATCATATGTCAAACCAGAAATCTCAAACCCAATACGAGGAAGTGTAACCGCTACCTTTTTCGCAAGGTTAGGGTCTTCTGTCAGTCTTGACAACCACTTTTGTTTTGGGCCATATGCAAGTGGAACTTTCATTGTCTGTGTGACATTTCCACTGTTATCTTTTTTAGTCAATTGAATTTGGTTAAAAAGTGTACCAAACGCAACTACGACATTTCTTGTCGATTCGTTATAAAAATAATTTCCAATCATAGTTAATTAACCCCAGCATCACCGAATGGATTAGATTCAGTAAAGTCTAATATATTATCGTCTGCAAGTTCAAAGTCATCATTCTGTGAATTCTCATCAATAGTTGCGACATTATAAGTTTCTAGTATTATATAGGACGCCGCAGCATTCTCTACTGAGTTCTCCAATATAAGAGAACCAGAACCAGTTGCAGTTTCCAAAGTGAGTTGATGTGACAACATATCCAAAGAGTTGTCAGTTTCAATAACATCAATCTCTGCAATACCTGTGTCAATGGCTTCTGAACCATACTCAAAGGTTTTGCATTTTAGTTTATATGTAGGTAGATTGTGGACTTGAAGAAATGGATCTTCATCTTCCACAAAAGTAATCTCAAAGAGTTTGTTACCCTTTGGGAAATAAACTAAATCGCCTTCATTTGGCCGTGAAGATACAATCAAGTTATTGTCGATAGAAATAAACTGTTCCCATCTTCTTCTTGCAACAACAAAGGTTGCATCATCTTGTATATCCAAACCAAACTTAGACATGAGTTCTTTCTCGCCCTCATATCCATCAATATTTTCCATATACATTTCGATAAGGTATGCATCCTCAAATGAAGAACCGATATCTTCACCAAAGATGTTATCAGTACCAGCTAACTTACGAGGAATATAATAAACATCTTGGCCATAAATGCGAAGTTGTTCAATAATCAAATCCTCATAGAGCGCCTGCTCTGGTTTTGTTCCTGTATCGAAATATACATTTGTTGGCATAACTTACCCTATCATATGCATAGGCGGCAGTTCGTATGCAAGTTGAATCTGTTCTTCCAACTTGTCAATCTCTTCCTGTGCCTGTGTATAAATTTGATCACCGTTTAGTGCAACACCACCCAACATCTGAATACCTTGAAACTTAGAAAGGTTTGCACCCCATTGTTTCTTAATCAACTGAGTTGCATACTTCTTCAAGAAGATATCATCCCAAACATCTGCATATGTTGCTGGATCAAGTTTGCGATAACATTCTATGAGAATATAATCATTTGCAACAAAGTCTGTTTGGAAATCTGCATCCAAGTATAATCTGTTTTGATGTTGGTTGTGACGAATTGCTGTCTCACCAATGAGAATGTGATCTAGAAAATCTAGATGTTGCATTGTCATCTCATAGTGAATAACAGAAGTAGAACTGAAATCATACAAATCATTCAGTCTCAACTGATATCTAATATCAAACATATTCAGTGCGGCCTTATCTGTCAAAGGAAATACTTTAACGATAGACACAACCGAACTTGGAACTGGAATCCAGTTTTGTTGTTCATACCAAGTTGCAGTTGTTGAACCATCAACATCAGTTGCAACTGTTCCAGAATCATTACCTCTTGCACGAGTAATATCTGCTGCAGACAACTGATATTTTAGATACACCCTCTCAATACCATCGTAATGATATTGTGCGAAATATTGTAGAGCCTCATCAATTCTATCTTCAACTTGATCTGGATCAACATTGATTTCGATAACAGGTTTGCCTAAACTTCTTAAGCACCATTCTTTAAAATCTGTTCTTGTTGTTGGTATTGCCATGTTTTCTTATCCTAATGCGACTGCTACTGCGATTGCGAAACCTTCTGAAGCACCAGTAGATGCGTTTGCAACTTCAACTACTGTACCATCAGATTTTTTTGTATAAATCTTTTGGTCAGCAGAGTTGATTGCAACTTCTCCAACTTCCAAATCGCCTGAAGATGGAACTGAAGATGCAATTTCAGAGCGTTTTGGTCTAATCGCAACAGTAGCCATAATGTGTTATCTCCTAAGACTACTTATTAGAATGTTCCACCGTCAATACTTGTAGCCCATGAGATTGTGTCTGTAGATGCACTGTAAGATAGGAAACCATCATTTGCACCACCACCATCAAGAGCACTGAAAGTATCAGCAGAGATTGC